CGACGCCGCGGTGCCATTGGTCAAAAAGCCATTCGGGACCGGCGCAAAGGGAAACGGAAAGGTCCCTAGGTTCTGCCACACTTCGGTGGTTTGTGACCCCCACAACCAAATGTAGGAGTAGTTGACCGCCATGGCTTGCCACTTGTCTGCGCCTTGCGTGCGCTGGGCAATCTGCGTCGGGTCCCAAGTGGTGCCATCCAACAAGCCAGAGACTTTCAACGTCGAGGTGGCCGCATCTAACGCGAGGAAATACCCATCCAGATACGCGCCCATCGTCACGCCGGTCAAGACCGACGCACTGAGCGTATCGGTCGCCAAGGTGAAGATGTAGCCGTTATCGCCAGAGGTGATAAAGAGTTCCCCTCCGGCATCCCCGGAACTCGAGATGGTCGCGGGATTGGTGTCCAAGGCCACTTCGCCGTGTTCGGTCGAGGTGCCATCCGAGAACACTTCGTAGAACTTGAACCCCACGACCGCAAAACACCGGCCGTCCTGCGCAAACATGCCCCGAATGGGCCCTTCCGCAAACGTGGTGAACGTCGAGAACCCCGGGCACGGATACAAGGCAGTGGGCTGCGCTGCGCCGGCCGACTCAAGCACCTCGGGATACAGATTCACAGACCGTTCGCGGTCCGCCGACGTGCTTGGTCTCTGATGCGGCGGACCGACAAAAGAGGAGAAATTCATCAGTCGGCCTCATAAGCCGAGACAAAAGCCATGGCTCACTACACCTCCACCCACGACACGCCCACGCCCACTGTCGCACTATGCGTCGAGCCCATCGACAGCGTCATCGTGTCGCCCGGGTGCAAAACAATATCCAGCGGTGTCATGTCAATCACCGACGAATTATCGACCGCCACAATGGCGTTGTATTCCACCGTGCCGCCGGTCAGAGTCGTCCCGGCTGTGTCGTAACTGATCACACTGGTACCGCTGGTGATCGTCACGCCATTGTCAGCCGTTGTTCCGCCGATCGCGGTGTAACTCGGCGTGCCGCCCAGTGTTGCATTCCGCACCATACGCATAGTCGCAATCCCACTTGCCGCCCCGCCCGTGCTTGCGCCAAAGGTCACCGTGCTGATATGCACCTCAGACCGATTCGCCACACCATTAAATGTCGTGCAGTTCTTGAGCGTGAGGATATTCGTTGAAGTCGTGATCGTGCTTTTGTTGTTGTCGACACCATGCGTGGGCCCGAGGAACTGGTGGATATTCCCGAGGAAGACGCTGGTCGCCATACGTTACGCCGCGACCAATCGTGCAGTGATCGACCCGCCTCCAGAAATCGCCGTCGAGACCCGCGCACGCACAAACGCATACGCGCCCACCGTGAGATGCACCGCTTTCTGCACGCCACCGGACACGTCGGACGCATTCACCGTACTGATGACGCTGGGAGTCGCCGCCCACACGTTCTCTTTTGTGGGGAATCCTTCCTCAATCGTGATCACCCCGCCAGAGGTCGTGCCAAGCCCACTAATATAGAACACGATATGCGTATAGCTTCGCACATCCACCCACGGACTGGTGGTTCCATCGTTAATGGCGGCTGTGAGTACATCCGCCTGTAAGTAGCCCTGTGTCATGGATTAACTCCCTGTTCCTGTGCGGATGTTATAGCCATACCGACTGTTCGACGTAATCGCAATGTCGGTCGGCATATCACTGATTTGCAGATTCCCACGCTTGAAGATCGCCAGAGACTGACGCGCCATGCGGAGGGTCTCTGGGTCCACGGGACGCCCAAACGGCTTACAGAGGCGCACCGCCAGATTGTAGAGCAACGCTTCCTGACACCCCGGCGGTAAGTCATAGTTCGTCGCCAAATCGGCAAACGTCGACAACTGCTTTCTTAGATACAACACGATCTTGTAGGCCGTTGACGTGGGAATCGGCCACAAAATAATTGTGCCCAACCCGCCAGAAAATGACGGGATGTAATAGCAGTCCGTGAAAAACACGTTCGTGAGTTGCTTGACCTGATTGACCGCATACGCGTCGACGGTAAACAACGCCCGGGGAATTTCTACCTCAGACGCCGTGCCAGGGTTCTGCAACACCGCCACCGCATAGATGCTGTTCGGACGAGCGGTGTCGAAATCGCCCCCTGGGCCAATGGTATACGGGTTGTCGGGCCCCCCTTTGTTCGCCGTAAGGGTAAATGTTTCACGGGCCGTCACCGGAATCGTGCCCGGTTGCAACGACCAGCCCCCCAGCATCAGATTGAGACGCGACAACCCCAAGGCGGCATCATTACTGTTGGGGGTTTCCCCCGCACCAATCGCGCCTATCTCCTGCAGGGCGTCGGTGATGATGTCAAGTGCTGCCGCCATGGTCCCTCTTCGTCAGAAAGCCGGACGCCCCACTGCAAGACTCAGACACACACAGGTCAAGCGCGCGTGGAGCGTTCAGCCCGAGGTTAAGAACCCGAAGGAACCGCAGCCGACACTTCGCCGACCGAATAGGTCACGCTCATAAACGTGCGCCCTGCTGTTGTGGCTGGCGTGCCCACGGTGATCGTGCCGAGGATGCTCGAACCCGCGGCGTAATACTGGCCGAAGTTGCTTGAGGTCGGACCCCGTCGTCCAGTGGCCGCCACCAAATATGCGCCTTCCTTGCCGCCCCACTGACTGCTGCCGTTAATTGCCAGCACTTCGCCCACAAGCAGGTCAGTCGCCTTGAGGTTAATCGCCTCAAAATAGCCGTTCGGATCGTCCGTATCACCCACATCCATAACCGCGCTGCCACCCGTCCACAGCACGGAGGAAGTAATGCGCACATCATGCAGCCACGCGCCAGCCGGAATCGTTACCGTGCCGGTGTGGGTCGTGTTGGTGGCATTTTCAGTGAAACTGACAACCTTCGTAACCATCACTCCGGTCGGGCCGGTGCCCGTAAAGGCTCCACCCGTCACTGACGGACTCGTCAACGTCTTGTTGGTGAGAGTCTCAGTGCCAGTCAGTGTGACACTGGCCGCGGCGTTGTCGTTGATGATATCAATGGTCTCCTGAATCAGAGCCCCACCAGAACTGGTTATTGCCGTCAATGCCATCGTGCCCCCTTGTCTCGCCCGAGATGGGCCTTACTGCGTCTTCGCCGGCCGTCCCCGCTTTTTGACGGGGGTCACCGGAATTTCAGCGACGTGCTCGTCGACACTGGCCTCATAGTCCTGTGCCTCCGCACGCGCCGACTCACTCATGGTCCGTTCCTGATACGCCCGATTGGCGGCCAGCTTCGCAAGGTCACGATCTTCCCGCTGGAACAGGTCCAACGCCTCCTGCTGGGTCGCCAGAAATCCACGCGACTGCAGGTTGCGCTCCTCCTGCTCGTCATGGACGATGTGCCGTTCCACAACCTCAATCTTGCCGACCTCGTTCCGGCCAGCCTTGTAGACCATCTTCGGGAATTCTTTGAACAGGCGAGGGCCCCGCTTGCCACGGTCAGTGCCGATGCGGAAATCGTCAAACTCATGCTTGAGCACTTCTTCGGCGTATTTCGTGCCGGGGGCGACTACTACGGCCATGTCACTCTCCTTTAAGAGTCACTCCGGGTGAGAGGACATTCTCCCACCCGGAGGTCGTGCAAGGTGCTACGCAATCGCGACCGACACCGACGTGGACGTGCCGGTGATGGTCGGTGCGCCGATGATCACCCAGATGCCGTTGCAGGCCATCAGGGTGAAGCCGACCTGACCGCCGGTCTGCAGCGTGATCACGTCGTAGCCCGACCCGGCATTGCCAAACCCCGCGGTGTAGGTCACCGTGGAGGCCGACTTGCCGTTGCCGATGATAATCAGGCAATCCCCGTCCATGTCTTTCGTGGGGTTCGCCAGCGTCATCGCCAAGGTCGAGGTGCCATTGATCACCGCGACCGCGTCGGTCCCCGGCGTGGGCAGCGCAATCGCGCCGGTCGCCGAATAGCTGGTCATCGTGCGCGCCCGACCCGCAATCGGATACCCGGGGACCACCTGGGCCGCCGGATCCCCAAATTCCGAGGGGGTGCCATGCGTCACGTTCGCGCTGGAGGCGTGCGCCTGCGCCACGGTGCCACTCTGGCCCCGCAGAACCGGCACCACCGTGGAGCCCGAGACATAGCCCTTCGTCACGCGCATCAGTTCTTGATCCACGCGGACGATGTCGCCAATCACCAATCCCGTGGCCGAAGTCACGGTGATTTTGCTGGCATCTGCCGCACACGCGGCTGCAAGTGTCGTGGTTGTCAATGCCATGATTTAGCTCCAGACTCGGACGGCGAAGTAAGGAAGAATGGTCGCGACCCCGCCGATGGTGTCGCACCGTGAGGGCTGCTGGTCCGTCTGGATGTTATACTGCTCCACCCAACGCATCGACAGCTTCTGCTTTTTGGAGTTCACCCGCTTGGCGTTCGCGCCAGCGAGGTTGTCGGGCAGGTCCACCATCACGAAGGCAAACGCCGCCGGGTTGAAGATCAGCGACTGGTTCGACACAATCGCCGACATCGTCGCACTCACCGTGCCCGTCGAGCCCACGAACGTGATCGCCGCGCCATTCGCCGGAGACGCCGTCACCGTCTGCAACTGCCCCGTGGTGATAATCGACGGGGAGATGCTCAACGTCGCCGTCGACGAACCCGAGGCATCCGCCGTCAGCACAAACTGCTGCAGGATGCGCGTGTTGGTGTAGGACACCGGGTTGACCGCATACACCCCGGCAATCGTGAACACGTCGCCTTCCTTTAGCGCATACGTGCCCATGCCTGAGATGGCAAGTGTCGACCCCGTCTGGTCTGCGCCAGACACCACCGGCGTGGACGTCGTGAACGTGCCGGTCGTGTGCGCCGGCATCAGGGCGTCCGTATACCAATCCTTGATCGACAGCGCGTTGGACGCCACGTAGCCCTTTTCAAACATCTCGCCGATCTTCTTCGACGGGTTGAACAGGGCGAAGTTGGCATTCGCGATGTCCGCCATGGCATCGGGCTCCATGACCGCGCAGAACCCATCCGGCACGGCCACCTTGCGCAGCAACGCCGACGCCCCGAGGAACGACCGATTGCTGGTGTTCGGCACGCCCGGAGACCCGATGGAGAAATACGCCGTCTTGTAGAGCTCATTGGCGGCGAAGCTGTCCCACTTGGACGCCTGCGCCTGCCCGGCTGGAATGGTGTAGCGTTCCTGCACCTCTTCCACTTCCAAGGCCGTCTGCGCACTCGACCAGCCCATGCCCACCTGGAACTGCTTGTTCACCGTGATCGGCACCGTCTGGTTGAGAATGCTCTGCTGCTGCAGGGCCTGTCCTTCGGAGACTTCCCACCGCTGCTGGATACGCACATTGATCGTGTCGCCGATCTGCGCGCCCTGCGGCTTGTTCATAAACGAGTCGTCCCACTGACGATCACACTGGTTCAGGAACGTCAGTTCGTTGTTGAAATTGAGTGCAGTGTCCTTTGTAACCCACGTAGGGGTGATGAACGTATTCATACGCCCTTCCTCTTCTGTCCCGGCTTACCCGCGTCGTCGCTTGTCGAGTCTGAGGTGCCCATACCGGGACGCGTGGTCCTCGAGGCTTTCCTCATCACTCGGCGCGGAATCGCCGGATCGCATGGGACCTGTCCGCACCGGAGTGGGCGGCCTGGGCACCTTTATCGATGATGGAGATGACGTTGTCGCTCCGGTCGTGCCGACAGACATCATCCGATGCAGCTTGCGTCGGATAATCTCGACGTTCTGTTGCGTGACCGGCTGCGAAGCAGTCAGCAACGTGAGTTCCTCGAGTTCATCGGGGTGACTCGCGAGGAAGAGTGCCATGTCGGCCCCGCGGTTGTCAAGCATGATGCTGACATCCAACAAGGGCGGGGGCTGCACCTTGACCGACTGCAGCACCTGGGCCATCTGGGGATTCGCTTGCACGGCGGCCTGTAACCGCTGCTGATGCGTCTCGCGCACCGTCGACCAGTAGTGTTCAGCTTCCTGCGTGGTTTGCTGAAACCGCGCCTGCTGAGCGCGCATTTCCGCCTCCCGCTGTTCCTGCTGCCGGTCCCACTTCGCCAACGCACGCTGCCACGCCCCATACGGGTCGTCCCGGTCGGCGAAATCCTCAATCGTCGGTTCAGGGTCGCCCACCACCGGCCGCGGGGCTGGCGGCAACACAAAAATCGGCTCCTTCGCCTTCGGGGCGGACTCAGCCTCCGCCAGTTGGTCCTGAATCGCGATCTGTTCGCGCGCCAGCTTCTGCACCCGCGGGGAGCCGGTCTTCGCCAACTGCTCGAGGCGTTCCCGTCCCTCGCGATTGGCCTTGCTCAGTTCCCGAATCACCGGCACATCTTCAGGCGTGGCCTGCTGACTCCGGGCCCTAGTGCGTTTCTTGAATTTCCCGTCTTCGTCTCGTTCAACGTCATCAAACGCCGACGGCGGCTCCGCGGTTGACGCGGCCGGGGCGTCACTGACTAGGGTTGACGGGTCACTTTCCACTGCCACTGGCGGCAGGGTGGGCTCAGACGGCGTGCTCTCAACACTCGGAATACCGTAGTCGTCACTCATTTAGAGGGTCTCCGGACCTATAGCCTGTTGGGCGAGTAGTTCTTGATACCGTCGTTGGTCTTCGCGCTCTTCGGCCTCGGCATCCACCGCGGCCCTCAGGATCTGCGCTTGTTGCTCACTCGCCATGCGCTGCCCATGCCGGCTGTCTTCGTGCCCCTGGCGCAGTTCCTGAATTTCCCGCTCCAGCTTCGCCTTCTCTAACGCCACTTGCGCTTTCAACTGCTCAATCTGGAGCTTGTTCTCGGCTTCCAGTTGCGCAATCTGCATCCGGGTCTGGGCCTCAAGTTGTTTCTCCGCCATGCCCGACTGCGCCTGCTGCAGAGCCTGACCCATTTCCTGCATCTGCATCTGCATCTGCTGCATCTGCCCCTGCACTTCCGGTGACAGCGGCGTCTGCCCCGACTTCTTCGACTCAATCATCTGCTGAATGGGCGGAGCCAACATTACCTTCGCCCGTTCGGACATCTGCTTCGAGCCCGGGCCATCCTGCGCGGCAAAGAACAAGTCACCAAACCACGTCATCAATGCGGGATTGGCGGCAATCATTTCCCCAGTGATCTGCGCTTCCTGGTCTCGGCGGGTGCCTTCCGATTTCGCCACCTTCACCACGACGTTGAACCGCGCATTCTCCGTCAGGCGATACGTCTTGGCTTCCGGCACCGGCATCGGGCCATTCGGCCCCATCAGTGGCTGTCCATCTGGACCCATCTGCGGCGGGGCCGGCACGGGCCGGTTGTTCTGGCTCACAAACGGCTGCCCAATCATAATTGTTTCGGCCTCGTTCTCACCGTTGATGATGCGCGCAATCCGTCCCGGGGTCTGGCCGTAAATCGGGAATAACAACGAGTTGATAATCCGGCCTTCGTGGCGCACCGACCGTACCAGGTTGTCCATGTAGTTCGCGGTGCCCTTATTCGCTTGCGCAATCAGACTGTCTGCGAGTTTGCCCGACCGCACCGACTTGTCAACAATCCCCATCGTGGGGTCCGTCGCGCCGATGGAGTTCTGCACCATCTCGTTAAACATCTGCGTGGCGGCCATGGTCGGCTGAATCTGCGCGTCCCGCGGCGCACTCTTGGGCGGCCCCACCATGTCCCCATTCGCGTCACGGTTGTTGTACGGCAGATACGGCAAGGTGCGCGTGTTGTAGGCGTTCCAGAAGGCTTCAAACCCTTCCGTCTGCCCATCCGCCACCATTAGGGGGGTGATCACCGACAGCCCGATGTTCTCCACCGACTTACTCACCATGAAGTTGATCCCCATGGCAGGGTCCCTTACAGGCCGAATGACACCTTCCACCCTACGCTCTTTGTCGTAGGGCTGCAGTTCGTTCCCTAGCACCTTCACGATGGGGATAAACGGGGACGGCCAGTCGGTCTCTTCAAGCACCTGACAGCCGTCAATCTTCGCCCACTTGATCTTTTTGTCGACGACGGTGCGCCGGTCGAGAATCTGGGACTTGTCCTCGACTTCATCAGCCCAAGCCGAGGTCCCATCCGCCACTCGACAGAGTTCCCGGGAGGTGTAGTCGGTGTAGTAATACTCCACCACACGCACCGTGCGGCCTTCGCCTTCGGTCGCAAACCATTCCGGGGTCTGCTCACAACAGGACTGCCATTCATCGTCGGTCATGTCGCACACGCTGTTGTGCTGGCCGGCGGCATTCTTGGGATATTCCGCTTGGTATTGCTCCCACGGCATATCCACCCCAATGAACGCATACTCGGCGTCACTGCCATCGGGCTGTTCGTGGAACGGGTCAAGCGTCACGCTAGCTTGGTCGTAGAACCGATGGACGTAGACTTCTTGGTCCCACGTCTTCCCCGGCATATACCGGGTAAGCACGGCGTAATAGCCGCTGCCGGCAATCACCGCACGCTGGAAGGCCCAGCTTCGCGCATCGCCTGCTTCAGACTCCCGCTGAATTCGACGCGTGAGCCCCTCGCGGATTTCAATCTCTTTGTCATCGACCGGGTCGGCAATCCCGCCCCAGTCATCCGCGGGGACGAGCTCGAACCCGATGTCCGACTGCCGCTCTTGGTTCACGATCATGTCCACCGGCTTGCGCACGGTGTCAATCGTGAGACAAGGTCTCGCGGGAACCGGGGGCAACCCATTCGACGCATTCTGCCCTGCTCTGGAGGCGCGCACATCCGCCGGCCACTGGTCAAGAGCGTAGAACCGGAGGTCTTCCCGTTCACGCTCCCGCTGTTTCTTGGCGGCGTCGTTCGCCAGTTTGAACCGGGCTTTTGCCGCGACGATAAACGGAGACTCAGCCCGAGATTCAGGCCGATTAGGCTGTCGCTGTTTGCGAGACGTGCGCGGCATTTACAGGTGGCCTGTCAACAGCCACCAAAGGCGACCGCGGAGGGACAACGCGAGGAGGGACTGCGTCTGCGCAATCACCGGACTGGTGAGGGTGCCTTCGTGGAGTTCCCCACGAACCGCCTCTTTTAAGGCGTCGCAGTTGGAATACACCTGCTGCAAAGACTGATTATGCGCGTCGAGAAGAACCCTGACTTGCGCCCATGACAATGACATCTTGCGGGGTTGTTTTACGGTCATGGCACCTCACACACATGAGATTGGCGGCACGATGCCGACAACCGATATCCCGCGGGATACGATGTCTGCGCGCCAGGGCCCGTCACATACGGCCGGCACCCGGCGGCGGTCACCATGGTGCCTCGTTCCGCCGCAGCCCCAGCGGACGCCACAGCCCACACGGCCACCACGCCTTTACAGGAGGGGCAGCACGCATACATACGAAACACAGGGTCACTCATCGTGCAACCGACACTAGCGTAGCACAGGGTGTCAACCCATCCATGCGAGGTCCCCTCCCGGGGTCCGCATCGACCCAGCTACTCGCTCACGTTTCTTCACAAACGCCGCCCCGAAATTCGCTTCAAGGTATTCGGCGCAGTTCTGACCGTGCTCATACCAGCCGTCTTTCTTCGGCTTACGGACCTGCTTGTTCGCCACTGAGACCATATGCTCATCCCACACGTAGCCAGCTTCAAACCCATCAGCGAGGAACCGATCCGGCACGGTCGACTTCTCACTGATCGTCAGCCACCGGTCGGGGTCAGAGTTCACCACGAACGCTTCAGACCGGTCAGCCGCGCGCTTGCGCATCTGGCTAGCCAGACGCTCCACCATCGCGAGACGCACTGCGGGGGAGTTGCTGTCGGGCACATAGACCGGCTTGATACCATGCTCTCGGAGCGTCTTAATTGCACCCGTCGTGCCGTGTGAGGTATCCGCCGCGCCGGCCGGGTCGCAGCATTCCTTAATCTCAACTGGGTTCGGGAACCACTGCCGGCGGTGTGTTAACACGATGTCGAGGAAATCATCTAGGTAGAGGTTCTGGCCGAGAATCCCTCCTAGAAACCTCACCTGTCCTAAGGGACTCACTTGTCGGAAGATGGCGCACGGGTGGTGCTTGCCGAAGTCGAGGGCCATTTCGAGGGCCAGCCGCGGGTCATACTCCACCGGCACTTCATGCACCGACCGCAGGAACGCTCCCTTGTAGACCGGTTCGCCCTGCACATTCATACCGCGCTTGCCCAAAATAACACTGCGGTGTTTGGCGTGGGACTCGGGATATGCCGCCAAGGCCGCACTCAGAAGGCTCTCAGGCAGGTTGTGGGCGTTGTCGTAAATCGAGATGGCGTAATACTTCCGGTTTGGAAGGTGGTTGCTCTCAGGGAATTGCTGGGCCAGCCAATGGGTCACATTCGGCGGGTTGGGGCTGAAGATGAGTTGATGCGGGAATCCCGGCTGCCGCAGTCGTAACCGAAGCTCAAGGCTGAAATCCTCGGGAAGTTCTTCGGTCTGGTCGTTGTAGATTCCCGCCACGCCCATACCGCGCATTTTGCTGTAGCGGCTCAACGCATCGGGGCTTTTCAGTCCGTAGCTGTAACACTTGGACCCGTTCGGGAAGTCATAGCTGAGTTCTTTGGCGTTCCAGGCGGGGATACTTCCCGCGGTCTGGCATACGGATTCAAACGCCGGCCGGATTTTGGTCTGGGTTTCCCCGTCCCCATAACGCCCAATCCACCATTGGATGCCGGGATACTTATGCAGGGAGTTGAAAACCTTCCACAGGCAGGCCGTGGTCTTGCCGCTTGACAGCGCGCCTTCCAAATCTATCTCAGGGGTCTCATCGAGGAGAAACTCGCTGATGGGGCCCCGCCAGCGCATCTCCACCACCCTACTACTCATGGATATGGTTCACCGTGGTGGGCGGGACCTTCGGGTCGTCGTTGCTCTCCTTGATCTGCAGAGGAAGGACTTTGCCCACCAAGGACAGGAACGCGGTGGGATTGGCGGCCGCTTGGCTCTTGAGGTAGTCCACCCCGCCGCTGTCGGCCAGAGCCTGCAGGATCATGTCCTTCAGAGCCCCGGTCACCTTGTTGGGCACTCCCTTTTTCCGGCCGCCGGTAAATTTACCTTTTGCCATGGAAATAAGTCTATTTTAGATGTTTTATGGTGTCTAGCCTAACAAGTGAGCTTTTCGCGCCCTGAGTGGACAAGGCTCACATCCGTAAGGGGGGCCGAGGTGAAAGTGTCAATCGCTGGAGGGGTTACCTTCGGTAGGGCATAGGCAGGGCTCCAGGGATGCTCCGAGGCCCACTGGGGGTTCGGGCACTGACAGGTTGGGGAGGTTTCATTGCATAGGATGCAACGCATGGCCGCAGTCTACCTCATTTCTTGGGTTTCGTGTAGCGGTCTGCCGCCCACCCGCGGCCAGCCAGAATAAATCCCGTATGGGTGGCAGGGAGTTGTTCGGGGTCAGGACGGGCGCACACCGGGCAGGGCGGGTTAGGGGCACTCATGGGGCGGGAGGCTTCCCAAGTGTGTCCACAGGGGCACCGAAGGTCATAGCGGGGCATCCTAGACACACTCCTCGAGATGGCGGCCATCGGTGACATACAGGCGCCCGGTGGATTGAATCACGACCCCCACCGCTCGGTCCATTACGGCTTGCCGGCAGCCCTGACAGGCTCTCACACCGTCAGGGAGCCCGTTGAGGGCGTTCTGGTCGGTGGTGGGGATGGCAGGGATAGCCCCGCATATCTCGCACCAGGTAAAGAGTGGGAGGCTCACCACTGGGACCGCCAGGTGCGCTTGCGGGGCCGCCGGTAGACCAGATACGGCCAATCACTGAGTCCCTCGTAGGACCGGTCTCGAGGGGCCACGATGGCGTAGTCAGAAGGGGGATTGAGGCCGGCGTTGCCGGTATCCGGCATACCACAGGTATCAGTCCGCATAATCTCCGGGAACAGCCACTCCACGCAGGAGTGGCAGTAGCGGCCACCGTCCATGGCGGGGCGGGGGCAGGGGGAGTAATTGACCTGTGTCCAGGTGCCAAATCTCCACCGCTTACTGCGACACTTCTGAGGGGGCATTACCGCTTCCGTCCCCGCTCAGTGTCTATGCCCCAAACAAATCCAAAACAGACACAGAAGGCGCCAAAGATAAGCGCAAGGATGGTCAGGATCACAAGGTCGCGCGGGGCGCAGTGCAGCATTACTATTCTCCTGTCTGAATGTCCATGTAAGCCGCGATCACTTCGGCCGCGACTTGCGGGACAATGGCGTTACCGTAGCCGCGCAGGCGTCCCACTCTGGCGGATACCCCATGAGCCAGCGGCTGAAGGCCGGATTGAGTTGGCCTGGCTTTGCCGTCGCGGCAGGGGAGCCAGACGAGGTCGTTCCATGATGGGAAATCATCCTCACGTCCCGACCGAGATCCTTGTTCTTGCTGGCTGGACCCGTGGCTCCTCTGCCATCGGCTACTTGTGGCGTGGCCCAACTCGTCAACATTGGCTTCGGCCACGAACCAAAGCCGTTGTCGGATGTGCGGTGCGCCGACGCTGTGTGCGCCCAATACGGTCGCCCCGATGGCGTAACCTTCACCTTCCAAGTCTGTCGAAACAAGGTCGAGCCAGCCGTGCCCAACTGCGCTTGCAACTTGTTCGCCAAACACTGGGCCAGGGCGACACTCGCGGATGAGCCTGAACCACTCAGGCCAGAGGTGGCGGGAGTCAGCAGCTCCTTCGCCTTTCCCCGCCGCCGAGAACGGCTGGCAGGGGCAGGAGCCCGTCCAGACTTCGCGGTCCTCGGGCCATCCCGCCATCGTAAGCGCGAGGTCCCAGAGCCCGATCCCCGCGAAGAAGTGGCAGCGGGTGTAGCCCT